GCCGGCGATCCGAAGGTGGGACTCGCCAGTAAGGTCTGCGTGGTGATCGCGGTATCAGCGGTCGCCGGGCGTGGGGCCGTATAGATCCGCACATGGCCGCCGTTGAGCAACGCGCACAGCGCATCGGCGGCCGTACTGGCCGCCGTGGCGCTCAGGGTGATCGCCATCTAGGCCACCTCGCCGCCCTGCACTTGCTGCACGATCCGCTGCGCGCGCGTCCGCCCGACTTGCTGCGCCCACAGCGCCGCGTCCAGATCACACCCCGCCGCGTGCGCCTGCCCGCCTTTCAGGTGCAGCAGAAACCGCGGGAACTTCGAGACGAGGCCGTCGACGCCGAGGTTGAACGCCAGTTCCACCAGCGCCCGCTGCTGCGGCTCCGTGCAGCCCGTCCACCACGGCAGGGCCATGTCGAGCGCCTGACAGGCGTCGGTGATGTCAGCCTCGAGCAGCGCATCGATCAAGGCGTCGGACAGCGGCAGATCGATCCGGTGTCCGACACCGACACTCGGATGCCCGTGGACGGTCGATCCGGGCCGGATCGGCTGGCCCGTGGCATCATCATACACGGTCGAGCGGACGCCTTCCGCTTGCCGCAGATCGGCGATGAGCTGCTCGCGATTCACCGGTGCGTCCGCACCCAGCGACAGATCGCGCACCCTGCACCGGGGCAGTAATGGGGAAAGGCCCGGACTGGGTTCAGCCACAGCCACTCAATGCCCATTACGCCACCCGCGTGAACGTCGCGCTCGAGCCCACGTAGACCGACGTGGTATCGGCGTGCGCCGCGTTTTGCGCGGCCTGCACCGCTAACGTCCCCGCGGCGTTCACGGTGACCCGGCCGAAGATCCGCACGGCAATGACCGCCGCCGTCTGCGCATACAGTGACGCCTGATCGCTCGCCGTGGTGGTGTGCTGCGTCGCGACGGCCGAGGCCGTATTGCCGATGCCCACGGCTTCCATGTCCGTGAGCGTCAAGGTCGTGTATTTGAACCCGAGCTTGATGCCGCAATTGGCCGTCGAGACGCCCGAGATGCGCACGTCGAACGTATAGACGCCACTCGCGACCAGGGAAAAGCCCGTGAGGCCGACGATATTGGTCAACGTCGTGCCGGTGGTGCCGGTCACGGCATCGAACTGGGTGGTACAAAACTTCGTGAGATTGGTGCCGAGGGCGAGCGTCAGATCGGGCACGCCCGCCACGATGCCGGTGATCGTCGGCGCCGTGAGCGTTTTGGCCGTGAGGGTCTGCGTCGCGCCCGTCGTGACATACGCGCCGCTGCCAATCGTGGGGGTTTGAGAAAAGGTCCACAGGCCCGTGATAGTCTGGTCCGAATTCGGCAAAAACGCCCCGCCCATACTGGGATTCGCCATGTTGAAAACTCCTAAACTTAGATAAACTTAGCGGGCCAGCACCGCGTTACCCGCGCGGCGATGGCCCTTCGTCACATTCGATGCGTGAGATCGAACATGCCGCGAGTCAAAGCTACTCGAATGTGTCCGCAGTGCAACACGTCGTTTCCAGCCAAGCCGAGCTCTGATCAGATCTACTGTTCTCGCCGCTGTATTGCCAATGTTCGCCGTCGATCATTGGCCGACCGCGTCTGGGCACGCATTCATCGCGCTGGTCCCGACGAATGTTGGCCGTGGACAGGTTCTCTGGCAACCGCCGGGTACGGAAGCGTTGCCAAAGGCAACCATCAAGGCGGAATGTTCAGAAGTCATCGGGTCGTGTGGGAATTGACATGTGGTCCCATTCCAGACGGACTCCATGTGTTACACCGCTGCGACAATCGCGCGTGCTGCAATCCGGCACATCTCTTTCTCGGAACCAATCTCGACAACATTTACGATGCCGTGCAAAAAGGTCGAACGCCGAAAGGCGAGCAAAAAGCCACGCATAAACTCAACGATGAGGCTGTGCGGTTCATTCGCGCATCGACACGTTCCGGCCTTGCCCTTGCGAAGCAATTCGGCGTCAACCCGAATCAGATTTATCGTGTGCGCCACCGAAAAACGTGGCGACACGTTTCCTAATCGTTGGCAGCGCGCTTTGCTGCCCGTCCGGCTGCTAAGCGCACCGCAACGGCGGCGCGTTCCGCACGTGTGAGATTCGGCTTCGTACGGTGCTTGAGGCTTTGTTCCGGTATTTCACCGAGATGGGCGATGGTGCTCTCATCGGCCGCGACGGCTTCCGCTTTGGCCTTGTCGCTCATCCGCTGATCGCTATATGCGCGCTCGGCCGCGGCCCGCGCCAGCTCACGCTCGGACGCTTCCAACGCTTCGACCGCATGGTCCGGGCCGCGGACAAACCCGCGCGAGGCCATGTTGCGTTCTTCCTGTTCGTTGTCCACGATCACGTGCTCGATGATCGGATCTTTCCCGCCTTGGGGCGGCCGTTTCGCCCTATAGACCATCAATGGGAACTCCGTAAACACCGCGGCCCGACCCGGCGGGCCGTATTCGGTGTGCGTCGTTTCCCATTTCCGGCGCTCTTTGGCGTACTCAGAATCTGGCGAGTGCATCACAGACATAATTACGTCACCGCCACGTCAATCGCGGTCAAGGTGCCCGAGAACGGACTCGCCAACGGCACCCAGATCGAGTTGATCGCGATGAGGCCGAGGCAGCACTGTCCCGTGCCATCGAACGTGGCGACGGTGTAGCCCGAGCCAGCCCCGCCGAGGCCGCTGGCAATCGTGATCGCGTGCGCCGCGCCGGTATCGCCCACAATGTACAGAATGGAGCCGTCTAAGTCCTTAGTCGGAAGCGCTAAGGTCATCGCGAGGGCTGTACCACTGATGACAGCCATTTCATCCGTGCCAGCCACTGGCAACGCGATGGCGCCCGCGGCACCGTAGGTGCTGACCCGCCGCGTTTTCCCCGCGAGCGGATACTGCACCGCGACCTGCGCGCCATTCGTCGTCGCCCAATCACTCGCCGTGCCGCAGACCACGCCAGATTTGACCGCATGGGCGCTGACCAGCGTGCCATCCTGCCCGCGAATCACCGGCACAATCGTCGCCGTGCCGTTGTAGCCGCCGCCGACGCGCATCATTTCGTCGCCGACGCGGACGACGTAGCCAGCCGAAAAGCCGGTGGCCGACGTGACGACAATCGAGGTATCGCCCGCCGCGCAGCTTGCCGCAAGTGTCGTGTGTACGAGGCTCATGACCAGCACCTCATCGCAAACTGCGGGATCACCGAGGCGACCCCGCACAACATGTCGAGTCGCGACGGCAACTGGTCGCTCTGCAAACTGTACTGCTCGACCCACCGCATCGAGATTTTCGCTTCCGCATCGCTGACCCGGCGCGCATTGGCGCCCGGCAGATCGCGCGGCAAGTCCACGACCACGAACGCGAACGCGCCCGGATTGAAAATGAGACTCTGTTTGCTCGCCGTCGCCGCCATCGTGGCCGAGACAGTCCCAGTGGCGCCCTTGAACGTCACCGCCGTATCGTTTGCCGGTGACGCGGTAACGGTCTGGAGCTGCCCGCTCGTGATGATCGGCGGCGAGATCGGCAACGCACACGTGCTTGTGCCAGAAATGTCCGCCGTGATCACGAACTGCTGGAGATCGCCCGTGTCCGTGAAGGCGACGGGATTGACGCTGTTCACGCCGACCAGGGTGAACATGTCGCCTTTCTTGAAGGCATACGTCCCGAGGCCGTCGATGTTGAGCGTCGAGCCCGTCTGCGAGCCGAGATTGACGAGCGGCGTCGAGCTCGTGAACGTGCCGGTCGTGTGCGTCGGCAGGAGCGGGTCCCAGTACCATTCATCGACGCCGAGCGCCGCGCCGCTGAACTGGCCGGAGCGGAACGTTTTGCCGATGAAGTTCTGCGGATTGAACAAGGCAAAGTTCGCGGCGAGGAGCTTGCTCTGCGCCTTCGGATCGAGCACCGCGATCAGTTCGTCGGGCACGCCGAGATTGCGCAGCACCGCGATCCCATCCGTGTAGGTCACATCGTCCGTGATGGCCGTGCCGGGCGTGCCGACCGAGTTGTAGACGGTGTAGTAGACTTCCGCGCCCGCCTGCACGTCGGCTTTGCTCGCCATCGCGCGGCCACACGGCATCGTGTACCGCTCCTGCACTTCTTCAATGCGCAGCGCACTGTCGGCGCTCGACCAGTTCATCCCTTCCTGATACTGGTGATTGACCGAGATCGGGACGGTCGTATTGATGATCGCCTGCGGCACGAAGGCTTGGCCTTCGGACACCACGGGACGCCACGGGAGGCGCGCCTGACAGGTGTCGCCAATCTTCGCGCCCTTCGGGAGATTCACCCAGGCGTTGTCGTACTGGCGGTCGAAGTTCGCCACCAGTTTGATGTGGTTCTTCCACGCGACGGCGGTGTCTTTCAACACCCACGTCGGGGTAATGATCGTATTGGTCGGCACAGCACGGACCTGTCGGTCCGGCGGTCAAGCTAGGCCCGGCGGCGGGCGCGGCTCGCATACCACTTTTCGTGGTCGGCGAGCGACGCG